TCTCCTTCAATGGCCAACCCGGCCCGTATTTTCGCAATCTTAACCCGCGCAACAGCGGACACTATCAGCAGATCAAGCGCCGCTCGTTCGGCCGGAGTAAAATCGGATGGGACATTCTCGCGGGCCCGCATTAGATCGCTCTTGAAATCTAGCGCCGTGTCGAGCGCGTCGTCGGCGTTGATGCTGGCGATTATGGCTTCAACGGGTGTCAATTACCCAGCTCCCGCATCTCGCGCCGATGTTCCGCGCGCTGCTCGTCGTAGTCGTCGCGCAGGTTTTCCTCATACTCAATCCGCGCCTGTTCGACGTGGACTTCGATGCGCTCAATCGTCGGAATGCCGCAATCTGATAACACGTCGATGACAGATTGCTTGATATTGTCCTCGAACACGTACCGGAAACTCAGTTGGTCGATCTTATTTTCCATCGCGGCGATGAACTTCCCGATAATTTCCTGGATGTCCTGGAAAATCGCCACGTCGTCGGCTTCGATATCTTCGATGTTGGTCATTATCGCAATCCCACTGCGTTAAGTATGATAAGCGAGATAGTGAAACCCGCACCGCCAACGCATACGCCGATGAAAACGCACACGATACAATAAAACAATTCTAGTTTAGACAATTTTGACACCGGTTTCGGTTTGCTCGTGCGAACTTTGAACGATAAATTATCCATGATTATGGCTCCATATCAGGCGAAACGACTATTCCGAGGGCAACAGTTCCGCTCTCGATCTTAGCCCGGATTTCATCATCGCCAGATATCGGCATGCGCCAATTCACGAGGCCGGAAAAAATGCGCAGGCGCACAGAGAGGGTTTTGCAAGATATCGAAAGTCCAGCCTTGATGCCCCAGCCCGCTTTGATGCTGTCGCCCGCCTTGATGCCCCAGCCCGCCTCGATGCCCCAGCCCGCCTTGATGCTGTCGCCCGCCTCGATGCCCAAGCCCGCTTTGATGCTGTCGCCCGCCTTGATGCCCCAGCCCGCCTCGATGCCCAAGCCCGCCTCGATGCCCAAGCCCGCCTCGATGCCCAAGCCCGCCTCGATGCCCAAGGCCGCCTCGATGCCGGAGCCCTTGGCGGCGCGGATTCGCCCTTTCGCTACTATGCTACCCTCGAATTTGATCCATCCAAGGTCGGCGGCGATTTCGATATGGCCATCGAACGACGAAACGTCAGGGCCAATATATAGCCAGTCTTTTACGTGCTCGGCTGTGATGTATAGCGTTGTCATGCTCATTGCTCAACTCCTGAGGTGTGAATACAGCCAAGCACTACGACAAATAAAAATTGCGGTCAAGCAAAAGATTTTCCTTGACGCAATTTTTTATTGCGGTAATCTGCGGCCATGGAACAGATATTAACCCCCCATGAACTCGAATCTCTGGCTCGTAGCAACGGCCGAAAAATCGCGGAATGTTGCCATGAGGCCGGCATTGTATTCAGCACCTTTTGGCGATGGAGGGAACGCGGCGCGAAAATTGGCCTGGAAAATTACCAGAGGCTTTTTGCCGCCGCGAGTAGGAAGGTTGTGAGAGATTAACACGTCTATCAGAAAGAAAAACACCACGACCGAAATTAACGTAACCGACATCGTGCGTACCCTGATCGAAAAAAAGCACGACGATCTACTGCGACCCGAAAGTCACATTCGGCGCCGCAGCGGTTGGCGGCATGTGCGCGAGATTAGGTTGCCGTATCAGGATAGGGGGTTGTTCGATGCGTAAACCAGACTTTGTAATCGGTGACAAAGGCGATCCGTATTTGCTGCGGTGGTGGATTATACCGCGTAATAAGCGGTTTAATATTTATCTCCATAAGATATTGAGGTCCGATGATGATAGGGCCTTGCACGATCATCCGTGGTGGAATGTGAGCATCATCTTGCGCGGCAGCTATATCGAACTGATGCCGCGCGGCGAGCACCGCATCCGCGCCGCAGGCGACATTGTTTTCCGCAAAGCAACGGCCTTGCATCGGCTTATATCGCTTGGCGAACCGTGCTGGACGCTCTTCATCACCGGCCCGCGCGTCAGGGAGTGGGGTTTTGCTTGTCCGCAAGGATTTGTCGTGTGGCATAAATTTGTCGCCAAGGATGACAAAGGCCAGATCGGCAAAGGATGCGACCAATGACCCGCCGTAAATCCGCCGCCGAATACATCGCGGGCCAGGTGGAGGTTAAGGAGCCACGCAAGAAGCCGGTACGCCATGAGGATATTTTACACAAAAAAGTTGCCGTTTGGCTACGCGCTGTTATCGGGCGTGAGGGTAAAACCACGCCAAATGGCATCTTATGGCATAGCACCGAAAATCGGGCCAAACGGTCTCTCCGCGAAGGTGCGTCTAATCGGTCTCGCGGATGTGTCGCAGGTTTTCCGTTGGATATAGATTTTTACTACAACATGCGCGCCTTCAAGATTGAGCTAAAATCTGAAACAGGCAAAGTCAGCGACAGTCAGAAAATTTCCATACCAGAATACCGAGCGGCTGGCGTTCCTGTATCTATTTGTTATTCCGTGGAGGATGTGCGGATTGCTTTGCGCCAATGGAACATCCCAACCGAGGAGATAACAGCCAGCGGTATACCGTTTTGAAATACCGTGGCCGATATTCCCCGCAACAAAAGCCAACGCAGCGGCAACTGGGCTTTGCGCTGCGGGAATGCGCACCGCATATCAAGGCGGATGATATTTGCGCGCTATGCGATGTCGCCGAGCCTCTTACGTGCGAATGGTGCATCCAGAGGAAGTTTTATAAACAGGAAGACGGTGAATGATATGAGCCTACCCCCGAAGCGCCGGCGGCCAAAATCACGCAAGGCACCTGACGTCTTGGATGAAGACCCTTACCAGTGGGTGAGCGCCAACAAATACACGTGTTCCTGCTGCGGTCTGGTTTCGGTGTGGGTTAGTCCCTGGCGCTGGTTTGGCACGGTAGATTCCGAGGCTGCCGACAAGGTTTATATTTGCTCAGACCTATGCCAAGCCGCATTCGAGGAAGAGCATGGAAAGCTGACCGAGGCAGCCCCTCTTGTCGTCCAGGCCGCCATGGTGCCGGCTGCGTTTAGCGTGGTTTGCCCTTGCTGTGACCGGGAGAACGACGTTCCAAACTGGGATCAGTCGGCGCCCGGCTATTTTTCCTTTGATGCGGAAACTATCGAAGGCCCGTTTATCACTTGCAAGTGCGGCGCGCTGATCGAGCCGCAGAGCGTCCGCACGCTACCCTGGATATCAGCCGCCAATGAAAGGCAGTCCACCCTATGAGCGATGAACTACCTCCGCCTAAAGGCGAAGGCTTCTAGCTTCAGCGGCAACTGCCTTGGGCCGACCTTATATCCCCTACCTGAAGGAATACGCAATTGGGAACACATAACAACGCCGCCGGGCGCATTGCATCCGCAGCCAGCCGCCGCGCTATCCTGGCGCATTATATCGGGACCTGTGAGGGTTCTGTTAGGTCGCTGGACGCGTCCAATATTTTATTTTCTGTTGCGTGGTTCCCTACTGCCATTCCGCAAGCCAAAACACCGGCATACGGTGATCCTGAGCGCCTTACTTGGGGGCAGTTTTGCGAGATTTTGTCTAGCCGTAGGGTTGGCCCTAAAGATGGTCCAGGCTTCGTGCCTTCGCGCTTTGACCTAGACGCGGATGGGCGCAGGGTAAGGCGTAAAAAGATCAATCTAGTTGCCCGTACAGCCGTGGCGCTTGATATCGAGGCCAGCAAGAAAACAGGGGAAATCCCGCCCTGCCCCGGCGCCGCCGCAGATATTGTGCGGCGCCTCGGATTAGCGGCGATTGTTTACACAAGCCATAGTCACAAAGCGCACGATCCACGCTATCGCATGGTGTTTCCGCTATCAGGTGAAATCGGCATAGACATTGACGCACCTGAGATTGTGGCTGCTAGGCTGGGACTATTGGGAGTGCTGGACGCATCAAAAGAAGGTGCGGCGTCATTCTTCTATGCGCCGTCATGTGCCAGCGAAGACGATGAGCACCTCACGGCCGTAATAACCGGCCGCGCGCTTGATGCTGCAAAAATCACGGCGGAAGGGATTAAAATAAACGAGGCCAGGAAAGCCGATGCCGAGCGCATAGCGAATGAAGCGCAATCTGCGGCGGCACATCGCATGGCAGAGAAAATAGCGGCTGGTTTTGACCCTACCGATTCGATCATAGAGAAAATACGATCAAAGTTGGACCTTGACGCAATCCTTTGCGCGCACGGATACGAGAAGTCAGGCCAAAACTTTAAGCATCCAAATTCATCATCTAGTTGCTTCGGCGCAAATATAAAGAACTTCGGCGGCGTTGAACGCGTGTTTAGTCACAACGCCACAGACCCGCTCCATGGCGACAACCTGCCCGCATGGTGTGGTGGCGTCACAGCTCTTGATGCCTTTGATGTGGTGGCTATCCTCGACTTCAACGGCGATAGAAACAAGGCGATTAACGCTATGGCTGAGCGTTTTGGCTTAACCAAAACGGCCGAGAAAAAGGAACTTGCAAAGTTCATATTCAAAGCTATCCGCCGGGCATTACCACAAGATGAAATCGAACGCGCCAGCATAGAGGAAGGCGCCCGCTTGGGGTTTGCGCGGGACGATGTGTGCCGCATTGCACATTGGGTTGTGAGCCAAGCTATGGGTGTGGGTGAACATGCCAATGGTTGATTTCCCTGATATGTCGGCGGCTAAGGCATCAAATAAACTATACCGACACCTTGCCAAGTATGACCAGCACATAGCCGATAAGATTGTTTTTCTAGCCGGTTTACCAAAAGTTGAATATGACCAGCAACGCAAAGAGGCTGCGCTACATCTAGGGGTCCGGCCCGCAACTCTTGACGCGGAAGTGACAGCAACCCGGCGAGACATGGCCGACCCTGAAGCCGCCCTCCCTGAATTTTCGGATGATGATCTGGCCCTCAGATTTAGCGAAAAGTACAAGGATCATTTGCGATATACGGCAAAATTTGGCTCTTGGAATGAATGGGTAGGATCTCATTGGAAGCCGGACGAGACCTTGCACGTGTTCACGTTGGCGCGCGTTGTGTGCCGTGAAGCATCGCAAGAGTGCCATCCATCTGTCGTAAAAAGCATATCCTCAGCGGCTACGGTGGCGGCGGTCGAACGCCTGGCACGAAATGACAGAAAGCATGCAACGCGTGTTGACCGCTGGGATTCTGACCCATGGATAATTGCAACCCCAGGCGGGACGGTTGACCTTAAAACCGGCGAGTTGCATCCCCCGTCACCTAACGACCATTGCACAAAAGTTACGGCCGTAACTCCCGGCGGCGCGTGCCCTATCTGGCGCGACTTCCTGAAAAGGGTCACGAACAACGATGATAAGCTTCAAACATTTTTGCAGCGCGTCATAGGCTATTCCCTGACAGGCACGACAACCGAACAGGCGTTGTTTTTCTTCTACGGAACAGGGGGCAACGGTAAGGGCGTATTTCTAAACACGATATCGTCCATCCTCGGTGATTATGCTTCGGTTGCCAGCATGGACACATTCACATCGTCGCCATCTGACCGTCACCCTACAGACCTAGCCATGCTTCGCGGCGCCCGCCTTGCCGTCAGTCAGGAGACGGAAGAAGGCCGGGCGTGGGCAGAAAGTCGGGTTAAGGCTATGACTGGTGGCGATCCCATTACGGCCCGCTTCATGCGGCAGGACTTCTTTACGTATCAGCCCCAATTCAAACTTATGATAGCTGGCAACCATAAGCCCAGCCTAAAAAACGTAGACGCGGCGATCAGGCGCCGGTTCAACCTTATCCCGTTCACAGTCACCATCCCCAAGCATGAGCGCGATCTTGATTTGCCTGACAAGCTGAAAGCCGAGTGGCCCGGCATTCTCCAATGGGCAATAGATGGATGTATCGGTTGGCAAGAAGTTGGCTTGAAAGCGCCGCAAGTGGTGACTGACGCAACTGATGAGTACCTTAGTAGCGAGGACGGCATGTCCTTGTGGCTCAAGGACAGGTGCGAGTTTAACGAGTTATACGATGAGCAAAGCACGAACCTCTACAAAGATTACGCTGCATGGATGATGGCGTCGGGTGAAAAGCCAAGCACGCAAAAATCATTCACTCAGGCCATGGAGGGCAAAGGATATTCCCGCATTACCGGCCGTAGGCATGCAACCTTTAAGGGAATACGCCTAGAATTTAGGCAGACGTCATATCACGAGACAGCGGATGACCGCGCATGATCCCTGCAAGCCCAATTGGCGGAAATCAGCCACTTTTGGGGTTAAGATGCAGGGATGTGCAGGGGTTTCAGGTGTATTCCCATATATGGCGTATAGGGGAAATACAGCGATTACTTAAAGTAGAATATGTATGTGTACGCGCGGGTATCACGAAAAATGCTTTTATAAAAAATACCCCTCGTACGGTATATATGGGGAAATGGGTGAAACCCCTGCAATGGGTGCTTGCCTCCCACAACCCCGCACGACAACATCCACCCCAACCACAGGAACCGCTAATGACCCGCCCCAACCCATGGACCGACGACCTCAAGCAACGACTGGTAGACATATGGGCCGTAACCCCGCACATGTCCGCCACGAATATCGGCAAGTATCTCGGTGGCTTATCCAAAAACCAGGTGCTGGGCCAGGCGCACCGGCTCAACCTTCCGCAACGTGCAAACCCGATCAAACCGCGCACCGATCATGGACACCGCCGAATACCGCGTAAAGCCAGCCAGGAGGCGCTACAGGCGGTTATGCGCCCGTCAGCTACAGTCACGCCCATGAGGACGTTAACCATGTCCAGGACCCGGAAAATTCCTTGCTGCTGGGTGTTTGGCGAAAAGCCGGACTGGCGATACTGCGACGAACCATCCCTTGAAGGCAAAAGCTACTGCCCCAAACATGCCGCTATTGCCTTTCGAAGGGGGGCGGCATGACGCGAAAGCCAAAAAAACGGCGCGTCAAGGCAAATCCCTTCCCAAGAATGTGGTTTGTGGTGTATGCGAGGATTATGGCCATTCCGCTGAAACTCGCCGGAAAAACAACAGATGAGTTGGTCGAACTGCTCATGTCGGGCAGATTGCTCACTCACGTCGCAAAGGAGTGGGGCAGCAGTCTGACGGCATTAAGCAACTGGATCGCCGCAGACGAAGAGCGAACCGCGCGCGCGAAAGCCGCCGTAAGAGCTGCTGGGCATGCGTGGGATGCGGCGGCGGAAAACGTCTTGAGTGATCTGCCGCAGGATGCCACTCCCGCCCAGGTGGCGCGCGCCCGTGAGTTGGCCAGCCATTACAGGTGGCGTGCATCTAAGCTGTCGAGCGCCTACGCCGACAAGCAGCAGGTTGAGCACTCGGGCGTAGTGACCCTGGAAACTCTCGTCCAGGCCAGCGTGCCGCAGGATGAGTAAGCCGTCTGCATCGGATAACATACGACGATGGCGGGAGCATCCTGCGGATTTTGTCCGTGAAGTTTTTGGCGTTGAGCCTGATCCGTGGCAAGCGGATATCTTGGAGGCATTCCCTCATAACCCCCGCCTCGCTATGTCCGCAGCGAAAGGGCCTGGCAAGTCATGCCTCCTCGCGTGGTTGGCTTGGAATTTCCTCGCCACCCGCCTCCACCCAAAAATTGCAGCTACGTCGATCACTGCTGATACGTTGGCCGATACGCTATGGGCCGAAATGGCGAAATGGCAGAACAAAAGCCCATTTCTAAGTGCGGCGTTTGTCTGGCAGAAAACGCGCATATTCGCCAAAGACCATCCTGAGACGTGGTTTATGTCGGCGCGATCATGGGCAAAATCGGCCAGCTCGGAGCAGCAGGCAAATACTCTAGCCGGTCTCCACGCTGATTATATTATGTTCGTGATCGACGAGGCCGGCGGTATTCCTGACGCAGTTATGGCTGCGGCCGAAGCGGCGCTGGCATCGTGCATCGAGGGGCACCTAGTTATTGCGGGTAATCCGACGCATTTGGCAGGCCCTCTCTACCGCGCGGCTACGTCCGAGCGGCGCTTGTGGCATTTTATCCACATTACAGGCGATCCAGACGACTCGAAGCGCTCGCCGCGTATTTCGGTACAATGGGCTCGTGAACAGATCGAAAAATACGGCCGCGACAACAATTTCGTGAAAGTTAACGTTTTTGGAGAATTTCCGTCCTCGTCTCTTAACTCCCTGATAGGGATCGAGGAAATGCAGGCATCGATGAAGCGATATTACCGCGAATTCGAGATCGGCTCCGCGCCAAAAATCCTCGGCGTTGATGTGGCACGCGACGGTGGAGACGCCAGCGTGATAGCCAGGCGCCAAGGCATCCAGGCTTTCAAGGTGGCGAAGCATCGCAACATAGACTCTACCCAGGGCGCCGGCCATGTCTCTCGCGAGTGGAGCGAATGGGGGGCTGATGCGTGTTTTATAGATATGACGGGCGGGTTTGGCTCAGGCTGGTATGATCAGCTCGCGGTCATGGGCCGCACGGCAATCGGTGTGCAGTTTAGTCAGTCCGCCACCAATCCTGCCCGGTATTTTAACAAGCGCGCAGAGATGTATTTTGACTTCGCGGAGTGGATCAAGCGCGGCGGGGCGCTGCCGGAAAGCCCCGAAATAACTGCTGCAATGACGCAGACTCATTATTCGTTCAAGGGAGACAAGCTAATCCTCGAACCCAAAGAGGCGATCAAAGCCAAGCTCGGATACAGCCCCGACGAGGCCGACGCATTCGCCCTGACGTTCGCTCATCCAGTAACGCCGCTTAATATCATGCCGCGCCGCACCAATAATATAGCGCGCTCCGACTTTAACCCGTACGGCAGTGACGATGCCGAGGTGGCGAGGATGTACAGGTGATCACATATACCGTAGAACGATGGGTAGATTGCAGAGATGATCTTAAATTTCTGCTGCCTATCCATTGGGCAGAAATAGACAATAACCAGGAAAATGCCCCTTTTGACCCTGATTATGACGCATATCAGATGCTTGATAATGGCGGCTTTTTGCATCTCGTGCTGGTTAGAGACGACGGCCGCCTAATTGGCTATCATAGTTTTGTGATGAGAACACATCTGCACGCCAAATCAACCCTTATGGCTTTCGCCGATGTGTATTATATCCTGCCGGAATACAGGTATGGGCGAATTGGCATCAAGATGTTCTTGTTCGCCGAATCCTCGCTCAAGGATCTCGGTGTGAAGCAGATATATAACGCGACGACGATGAAGCTCAATAATGGGCCGATTTTTAAGCGCCTCGGTTACACGCACATCGAAGACGTGTACGTAAAGGAACTTGTTTAATGCCCGCAGCCATACCTATCGTCGCGGCGACCGTCGCTAGCGTTGCTGGAACAGTAGCAGCTACCGAGCTCGCACCGAAAGCCCCCAAAGCCCCAATGGCGCCCCCTCCACCGCCGACGCTCGCTACAACGGCGGAGACTGCACAGGCAAACCAGAATGCCGCTGCCGCTGCTGGTGGCATGGGTTATGGCGGCACAATTAAAACCGGGCCTCTAGACACAACGGCAGCACCAGCCGCTAAGTCCACGGCGCTGGGTGGAGGATCGGCCGGTGGTTAATCAATCCACTCCTGACAGTAGCCAAGCATTCTATGAGAATATGAGTAGCACACTGCTATCCCAGCAGCCGTCATCCGCTGTTCAAAAACTCAAAAATAAACCAGCCTGGGATCGGATGTATTCCCATCTCGAAAATCGGCGTAATCAACTGTACGTTTGGCGGTATTCATTCTGGTCGCACTGGTCCCGTCTTTGCGAATACTTCTCACCACGAAGGTATCTTTTTATTCCGGTCGCGAACCGCACTTGGAGGGGCAACCCCATCAACGAGGCCATAATCGACAGCACCGGATTGCAGGCTCTTCGCACATGTGCTGCGGGCATGTGGTCAGGCATGACGAACCCGTCTTATCCATGGTTCGAGATGAGCATCGCGCTATCGTGGGTGAAGCTCGACGCGCCGGCAAAGCAGTGGCTCGAAAATTCGACCAAGAAGGTTACTACTGTACTCGCGCAGAGCAACTTTTACGAGATCATGCGCCAAGCGTTCGAGGATACGGCGCTTATCGGTCAGGCGCCGGTCATCGTTTATGAGGATTACGAGGATGTTGTGCGCTTTTACCTTCCTGTGGCGGGTGAATATTATCTCGGCGTCGGCGCACGTTTCTCTGTGGATACATTATATCGCGAGTTTACTCTGACAATTCTTCAAATCGTGGATATGTTCGGAATTGAGAACTGCCCCGAAGAGATCCAGGTGATGTGGGAGAACGCTGGCGGATCGCTCGACAGCGAGATGGTTGTGTGTCACGCGATCGAGCCAAATTTCGCCGTCGGCAAGAAACAGGGAGCGCCGCTGGTTCCGGATAAGTTCACTTTCCGGGAAATCTACTGGCTTAAGGGCAATAAGACGCCAGCGCCGCTTTCCGCGCGTGGCTTCAATACGCCACCATTTGCCGTGTTCGGATGGTCGCGCTCATCGAATGACGCCTATTACCGGTCTCCGTGCATGGATGCGCTGGGTGACAATAAACAGGTGCAGCGCGAGACGCTACGTAAGGCCGAGTTCATTGAAAAGGGCGTCCGTCCACCGATGGGCGCGTCCGTCCAGATGAAGAATGAGCCAGCGTCGATCCAGCCGGCGCACATCACCTATGTGACCGCTGACCAGTACGGCAAGGGTTTCTACCCTCTGTTCGAGCCAAAACCGGAATGGCTGGCGGGTATTACGGCGGACATCGAACTGGTCAATCAGCGGCTCCAGAAGTGCCTGTTCGTTGATGTGTTCATGGCCATCAGCCAGATGGAAGGCGTGCAGCCCAGGAATGAGCTGGAACTGACCCAGCGCAACCTTGAGCGACTCCAGGCTATCGGGCCGGTCATCAATGCGACCGAGAACGCCCTAAGCCAGATCATTCAGCGCGTGCTCGACATCATGATCCGGCGCAGGATGATTGACCCGATCCCACCGTCTCTGCAAGGCATTCCGCTCAAGATATCGTTTACGTCGATTATGTCCATGGCTATGCGCGCGAGCGAGGCCGTGAAGATACGAGATGTACTTACAACCGCTGGTTCGCTACAGGAAGCTGCTCAGGCTGCCGGCTTACCCTCGCCTATCCGTATTTTCGACCTTGATAAGACGATGCGCGAGTACGCTGATAGTCAAGGTTTCCCGATCTCCTGCATCCTGACCGACGATGTGGTGGCACAGAATGATAAGGTACACGCTCAGGCGCAGCAGCAGGCGCAGGCGCCACAGAATCTGCAAGCTGCGGTTCAAGCTGCGCAGGGTTTGTCCCAGACAAAGATCGGTCCAGATAACGCACTTGGATCATTGCTTGGCGTTGGAGGTGGTTGAATGAGCCTACGTGATGACCTGGCACTTGTTCGCAATCACTTCCCAAAGGCTCGCGCCCAAACGGTTGGAATGATAGTTCATATCGCCCTGGACAGTTACCGTCACATCGGCGAGGGCAAGACCGAGCGCGCCGCATGGGCAGATGCAGCCAAGCGCGTGATCAAATCTCAAACAGGATTTGGCTGATATGCACATGATGCAGCAGCGGGAAATTCTTGCTCTCGTTAAGAGAATATTAGAAGCGTCGTAATAAAGCGATGTCTGCCTTACCCTTGAACTTTTGCAGCGCGGCAGGGTTTGCTCATGCCGTATCCCATGTCGGATTGCCTGGGGATGCGGTTAGAGAGGCAGACGTTGAAGGTTGCTCGCTTAACAACCTGGAGAATGGCGCGCACAGGATATGGGGTTAACGATTTCGGATGATGAAGAAGAATTCTATGGCCATTATTATCACGAGAAAACTGACAATGACAACGCCAGCATCTGCATGTGTTACGGGCCAGGGCTTCATACGCATCCTCGGGCGTCCAACTCGTCTACCGTAGATATCTGGTTGCGCCCCATAGTGATGTTGGTTTGCATACGCACATCCTGATTACGCCACGTCCAGATTTCGCCGTTGTCCTGGGCGACAACGAAAAATAGTTCATGCTCCTGGCTGTAGTCGATCACCATGATTGCATATCCCGGACCGCGTGGCGTCGTCATGGGGATGGTTGGATTAAGCTGGATCATCATGCGGGCTCATTCTCCTTGATCAAGATCGCTACGGCGGCGTTAAAGTCACCCAGCCTCGCAAACCGCTCGGCCCGGTGAACGGCATTGCGCAACCGGTCAGCCTTGTCCCGCCACTTTGGGGAAACGAGATCATCCCTGAAAATCGGCGGCTCGTAGTTCCGCAACTCTACCACGCATAGCGCGAAGTTGCGCTTAGCTCTGGTCATATTGTGCCGATATTCGTTTATCACATCCGCTGTCATTTTCCAGGTTCCTTAGCCAGCGTCCAAACTTTATCTGACATCCGTAGCAGCCAGATGCTGCCAGTGCTGGTTTTAACTTCGACCACGCCGTGGGGGAGAAAATCAATAGCCACGATAGCGGCTCCGCACTCAGGCAGTTCTGCCATGTATAATGATCTCAAACATGATCACCACGCACACGATCACTGTTGACGCGCCAAATAAAGCCAAAGCCCGTAGAATGCGGTACAGGATAGCGATTATCACTCGACCCTCACACATCTTGCAGCCGCCCACTTGTCCAGGTCGGCGCGGTTATAACGGACGATTTTCCAGCTTACACGGGTAAACGACGGGCCTTTGCCTGCGTTATTGTTGGCGGCCATGTTGGTAAGCGTTCCCTCGGATATGGCGCACCCGATGCTTATCAGATAGTTTGCAGCCTGCTTTCGGGTTAACCAGTCGGTCATCCGCACAAAACCGCGTCTACCCTGGTTATCCTGCATTCTCGGACGCATTCCCCTCCAAACCAGAACTCTGCGTCTCCTCTTTCATCGGTCATCTCGATGGTTGGATCGCGCATAGCGGCGATGGCGACGATCGCCCTATGCCTAAAACTCATCCAAAGCGGAGATATGCCGTGGCAATCATCTGGATCATACCCTGCATCCTTACAAAGCGCCCTGGCCACTCGCTCAACTATCTTGGTCATTTCACAACCACCATTAACCATTATGGAGCCATTTAACCACCATGAGCAACGCGATGTCAAGGGTTATCTAAAATGCCTTGTTTTTAGGCTAAGCGTCGGGCAATGCCATATATATGCTCACAGAAGCCGAGATATTCTCCTGTTTGGTCGAGAATTTCCGTCTAGCGGCGGATAATTGCAAAAAGCTGGCCAATGTGCCCGCTGCTGGCCCCGCGTACAATGACCTTCGCCACCAATTGCTGCTGATCGAGGGTGCATGTCGGCAAGCTGCTGTCTGGCGCGGTGATAGCCGATGGTTCCAGATAGGCCTTATGATGAACGAGGCACACAACCGAGCCGGCGACTGGCTTCGTGGCCATCTGTC